CCTAGCATTTGCATTGAACCGCCAATCTTTACAACAATTTCTGTTGTATAGCGTTTAACGCCGTTATCATCCCACTCGCGCGTTTGTAGTTGGCCCTCGATATAAACTTGCGAGCCTTTACATAAATAGCCACTGGCGATATCAGCGAGTTTTCCAAACAGAACGACACGATGCCATTCTGTTTTTTCGCGATTTTCACCTGTTTGTTTGTCACGCCATTTTTCTGATGTGGCCACAGCTAAATTGGCAACAGCACCACCAGAAGGAAGATAACGAATTTCAGGATCACGCCCTAAATTGCCGATAAGAATTACTTTGTTTACTGATCCGTTAGCCATTCTCAACCCCCTTATAAAGTTCATTAAAACGGCGTAAGAATAGGAATTTTGCTTGTCGAGGGGGTAGCGGGGTGACAGCAAAATCGCTAGCTGGAATACCTTCAAGCATTAACCAGTTACTACCTGCATCAATGTCTAAATCACGCTTTTCTGTAGCTAACATCATTAGATCTGCAAAATGGACTTCATCAGACATATTTTCAGGTAATCCAAACTTTTTGCGGATCATCTTTTCCACACGCAATTCAATTAATTTATATTCAGGCAATAACTTTTTAAGTGGTGACGGTAGGTCTTTGACATAAGCTTCACTGGCATCATGAAGTAGGGCCTCTAAAGCAAATTCAGGTGCAACTAAATAACTTGCATATACAGAATGCTGAGCAACAGAATAGAAATTATCAATCTGTCCATTAAAGCGACACTCATTAGCTAAACCTGTCGCAATATCTTGAATGTCTATATCTTCGATCCGTACATCGAGGTAATAGAAATGTTTATTTGTTGCTGTTGCAATATAAGACATTATTCTCTCCACACAATTTACAAATGCCACCAAGTTAGTGGCATTTGTGCGATTAATTACGCTGAAAATTTACCAATGAATGTTTCGATTTTGCTTTCATTGAATTCATTGCAAAGCATATCTCGAAACTCTTGAGCGATTTGTTCTTCAAGTTTTTCAAGTTGAATGATTCGAAGAACTAAAACGGGAATATCATCACCAGTGAGTACGCTATAACGTAATTTAATGCTACGTTCTTTTAATTCGTCATAAGGAGTACAAGTAAACTGGAATGTAGCAGGCATAATGTCTTTGCTTCTTGCTTCAACATTTTCTAACACTGAGCGTTTAGCACTAAAATCAGCATTTTCATGTTCAGCAGAGCGTGTTGATTCAATCGTAATACGACGAACAGCAGAAATAGCTTGTTTGATATCTAAAACATTACCGTCAGCATCAAATGCCATTAAATAATCGTGCCAATCTTCTAACCACTCGGCTAATTGTTTTTGACGATATTTAACACCATCCATTTTTAATAATGCTGTGAATGGGGCGGTTTGTTTTAATTTCACAATAGCAGTGTTATCAGCATGACCTGCTTTACCTATTGTGCCGAGATTAAAAATAGTTTCGGCACTCATTTCATCGGCATCAATAAAGCAGCTAACACCTTCATCAATTGCATTCTTGATTGAGTATTTAACAAAGTCGCTGATACTGGTTGTTTTCATTTCCCCGCGAAAACGGAAACGACCTTCTTGTAAATTTTCTAAACTACTTACTTCAAAGTCATTCGGAAGCACAATCGCTGGACAAAGAGATTTTTCTATTGCTTCGAGGCTTAATGAAGCCACGGTCATATCTTGAATTTGCGAAATAGCATTACCGTCTAATTGAGACATGAGTAGACTCCTACTTATTTAAAAGTATTAAATTAAATGGATAGGTTTAATTAAAAATAAGAAAACTAATTAATGGCTTTTAATTTCCCGTCGGGCCGACCTTGCAAAGAAAATAATTGACCTCGATCTTCTTGCATAATGGTCAACTTGCCACCTTTACCTACGTACATAGGTGTTTTGGTGGTATCTTCCTCAGTCCGTTTTCCTCTAGGTGTTGGTGCAGAGAATTTAAGCTTATGAGTTATTTCAACTCGTTTTTCTTCCATTGAATTACTAAGGCGAGCAAAATCTAATTCAATAGTGACTTTGCCTTTTCCACCATTATTTAAAACGCCTAAAGCCACATCATTTAAAACAGCAGAGACTTTATTTTCAAAAACGCCAGCATCTAATTCGGAAAGAAAGGCAGGGACATTTGTCTTACGATCTTCTTGGCTCATTTCTATAACCTCATGTTATCTTTTCACACAATAAGAAAGGGCACTAGCGAGTTGATACAACCCGGATAAGACATTTCACAAAGAATGCCAGTACCCTTACTTATTGTTAGATTTGATAAAATGGCTGACTGAGCAGAACATTATCACCACAACCCCTTTTAATGGTAAAAGACTCAGCCAGCCATTGTTTCTCTTCACACGTTCTCTTCACACTTCAAATATTGTGCCTGATTATTTTCCACCTCAGGCGGTGGTGGTATCATTGTTACTCCACAACAACAATAAAGGTGTAAACATGTCTAAAAAAGATGATATTCCTGTATTTCCTATATCTGGTTATCAAATCGGTCCATTAAAAGGATATGACGCATTAGTTATGAAACTTCAGTATCTATCTTCACCCATGCAACCATTAGAACAAGCTCAGGAAACGAATTTCTTTGCCCTTAGTCCTGCTGTAGTAAGAGGCATTATTTCTGATCTTGAAAAACATTTAGAGACTCTCGAAAAGTCCGAGATTCAATCTCCTCAAGGTCAGAAGCACTAACAGTTATAAGTGTTTTGTCATGAATTAGGGTGCTAACTGTTCTACCTAAAAACTCTAGGTAATCATTTGATTTAGCGCCTTCTGTGTTAAGTGAGCATACCATGGCGCCATTTACTTTAAGTTCAACTATGTTTCCATTACTCACGCTAATTTCCCTCCACACAATTGATTCTCTTCACATATAAAAATCATTTACTTTGTATCTGAATAGCGCTTTTACTGATGTACTCTGTTATTTCGGCATCTAGCTTTTTTACATCGCTCATTAGTCTTTCTCGCTTACCGTATAAAACAAGGAGGTAATCTATGCACTGCAACTTGCCCCTCATCCACTTTGCGATATCTTCATTAGTGAAACCATCTGGCGCTATGATTATTGGTTCAGTTGTCATGATAACTCCTAAGCTTCGTTAGTTATAAATCTAAGATAACTTAGATGTTATGTCAATACAAATCTAAAATAAATTAGATTTGTATGATGTGGAATTTAGATTTCGTACTGTACACCCTTGACTACACCGACTATTTCACAATTTCCATTAATAGGAATATTTGGGTAGCGTGGGTTTAAAGGAGAAAGATATTTATTTGGACCATCAATAATGAGTTTTTTTATAGTAACTTCATCGCTTCCAGTAAGGCGTGCAACGACAATTTTACCATTTATAACCTCAGCCTCAGGATCCACTATGACTTTAACACCTTCCGGGATTGATGGCATTCCTGATGGGTTGGTCATGGAATCCCCTTTAACATGAAGAGCAAAACTTGATGGGGAAACCTTTATTGACGTTTCAATGTATTCCATTGTTTCATCATATATTTCTTTAGAAAGACATTCTGTAAATTTTCCCGCCTGAACATAAGAAAGCACAGGCAATCTCTTCATTGAGGTGATTATAGAATTATCATTTTGCTGTGATATACCATAAAGGATATAGGATTCAGTTGTATTGAAGAACTGAGCTAATTTAATTAAAGCTTCACCATTTGGTGAATTAAGATCTTTTTCCCAATAACCAACAGCAACACCAGATACTCCACAATACTTACCTAATTCATTCTGTGTTGTTTTTGTTGCCTGCCGAAGCTTTTTTATTCTGCTTCCCACTGTGTCCATCTTCTAATCCTAAGTTAGGTTATTACTAAGTTATCTTATTTTTTATTGATAAAAGATAACTTATATCTTAATATCTAACATAACTTATATTTGGAGGTGTTTATGACGACACAAGAAGTAGAATCTTATTTCGGTGATGCTAATAAAGTCGCCACTTTTTTCAAAATAACCCCGGAAGCTTTTTATCAATGGAAAAAAAGACCTGGTCAATTAATACCAAAAAATAGGGCTATCGAGGCTGATTTGCTCACTAAAGGAGGTCTCAAATATAACCCTAACTTATACAAACAATAACAAAGCCGTTTAAAGCAGTTAACTACAAGAACTTATCAATGGTGGTAGGAAATGAATCACTCAATAAAATTAACGTCGTTTAATAAAAACCAGAAGTTCATTAATACAAGGAATGAGTTCTTCGGGACATCTAATGATTGGAATATATCGACCTTCCTCATAAATTTCATTGCGTTTAAGGGTATCAAAAAAACGCTCTACAGCATGGTTATATTTCTTGCCTTGTTTTGTAGTCAAGTGAGGGCGCAAGGCTCTGAAATTATCTTGAGTGATATGAGGTATGTTTCTTTTTCCATCTACACAGTCGTCGCGAAATTTATCAAGAATCAGGAACAAGGGATCTGCAATAGCATTGAACTCCTTCCTCTTGTCTCTTCTGCGAGCGAGGGAGTGACCAAGCCAAATTCCCAAGAAAAAGGAAAAAATAGCCCAAAAGAGAGTAATAAGGCTGAGGCTGGTTTTGAGAAACGAGACCAAGTGACCCAAGAAGATATCGAACATATTAAGTCATCCTTTATCGGTATGTTATTTGCGTCTTTAGTGATGATCCCTCTAGGGATGATATTTAGTGAATGTATCAGTCCACGCATTTTAGCAAAGCGTAAACGTTGGATGAAGCTTCATGAGTTAAAAGCAAAGCGGTTTTACAGAAATAACCCTGATAAGCATTACGTCATGCCACGCAAAACTTTTTGTCAATGGCTGTGGTTTTAATAAAGAGAGGTATCTATGAGTAATCAATCAATAAAACAGGTAGTGAAAGACATGTGTGAGGCGACAGCTGGTGGACGTGAGGCGATGGCTGGAGCACTAGGTCTGTCTTTAACATCATTCAACAACAAGCTTTATGAGAAAAACGGTTGTCGTTCATTTGATTTAAACGAGCTATTAGCGATGCAAGATATTTCTCAGACCGTTTTATTTGCTGAATTTGTCGCTCGTGAATCAAATCGCTTACTCGTGGACAGAATTAGCCCTGCTGATTTAGATCAGACAGAACTATTCACATTACGTAGCAATGTTGACGAAATGCAAGGGCATTTAGCGTTACTGATGAAAAATAGTTTGGCTGATGGTGTTATTGATAACGAAGAATCGCAGAAAATAAAAATGATGTTAGATGGTTTAATTTCGCAGATCCGCACATTTATGAATGCATTTGTTTCGTTACATCAAAAGAGAAATTAAAAATGGCTATATCCAGAAAGGGTGAAGCCAACGATGCACGGTCGCTGGCTTCGGTTTGCCAATTTCAATTATGTGAAGAGAAATCAGCATGAGTAGATTAGCGCATTTAGTACCTAAAAAGCAATTCCGATGTTTACCTGTCTCAGGTCGTCAGTCATTCCGCTATGTAGAAATCATAGTCTCTGACGAACAACCAGACAACTACAAGAAATCTGCATGTTTGGTAGATAGACAGTCTCTTAAAAAGGCATGGGCTGATTTTTATTTTTCAAGTGGAGAGCGGGACAATGAGCAATGAGAACCCAAACCAACTTGATCGCTACTATAAAAATCACCGAGGTATCGTTGTTCATGTTGTTCGTTATGACAGAGAAAACAGCGCGTTATTTTTATGCTTGATGGTTGTGACGACCCACAGTGTGAACCTGTACAGCGTTTTAAAGAGAAGTACACACGTATTAAGTAATGAGGTGGCAAGATGAGTTTATTATTACTAAAAAGTCGCCCTTTAGTCGTTATTCCTGAATTAGCGGTACGTCTTGGTTTAAATGAGGCGATGCTGTTACAGCAAATTCAATATTGGCTAACTGAAACTACTTCAGGTGTTGAATATGACGGCTCACGCTGGATTTATAACACCGTTGAGGAGTGGAAGGAGCAATTTCCTTTTTTCTCTGAATCAACGATTAAACGCGCTTTTGCTAATTTGAAAAAGCAGGGTGTTTTACGCATCGAGCAAATTAATAAATCGAACCATGACCGCACTAATTATTATGCGATTAATTACGATCACCACTTGCTAACCGATGAGGTCAATATGACCCAATCGAACAGTGATAATTCATCTAATCGAATAGTTCAAAATGACCTTATCGATAAGCGCAAATTGAAACCGTCAAACAGTTCAAAATGCGCTGTTCTGAACAGGTCAAAATGGCCTGATCTTACAGAGAATACAACAGAGATTACTTCAGAGAGTACAACAGAAACAGATCATTCGTCGCAGAATTCTGACGAATCCAGCGACCAGCCGAAAAATGATTTTTTAACTCGTTATCCTGAAGCAGTGATTTACAGCGCTAACTTCCAAAAATGGGGCGATGAAGGTGATTTAAAAACGGCGAAATGGATGTTTGGTCGTGTTAAAAAACTAAATCCATCTGCGCTAGAGCCTACTTGGTATGACTGGGCGAACGATATTCGTTTGATGCGTCAAATCGATGGGCGTACCCATGAGCAAATTTGTGCCTTGTTCGATTGGGCCAACAAAGATTCATTCTGGTACCAAAACATTTTAAGTCCTCGTAAGTTACGTAAACACTTTGATGAACTATTCGTTCGTAGTCAAAAGCCAAAGGATGAGCTAAAGGTTCAAGTTGACACCGTTGAACGTGATAGTGCCTTTTCCCGCTTGATTGGCTCTCGGTCTAAACCTAAAAACCGCATTGAAGAAATTGCGCTTGAACTAGCGGGTAAGACAGGCATTCGCCGTATGAGTGAGTTTTCTGGTCGCCAAGCATGGAACAGTATTTGGAAGCAAGCGACAGAAATGTCTCTGGAGGCTCAGTAATGATTGATTACGCACTGAAATTACAGGAGTTAAAAAACCAACCTGCTCATAAATTAAATGAAATAGGGGATCAGTGGCAATCACCCGAAAACCTCGTATATGGCATCAATTCAATTTATGGTCCATTCACACTAGATCTATTCACTGACGGTGAAAACAGTAAAGCACCTTATTTCTACACAGCTGAAGATAACGCGCTCACGCAAGATTGGTCAGCGAAGCTAAAAGAAATCGGCGGTGTTGCCTTTGGTAACCCTCCTTACTCGCGTAGTTCATATCACGAAGGTCAACCTTTAACAGGTGTTGGTCACATCATGAGTCATGCATTAGCTATGCGTGAACAATACGGTCGGTATGTTTTTTTATTAAAAGCGGCAACAAGTGAAAGTTGGTGGCCAGAAAATGCAGATCACATCTGTTTTATCCGTGGGCGTATAGGTTTTGACGTTCCGAAGTGGTTTATTCCAGCTGATGAAAAACAAAAACCATCAGGTGCAATGTTTGCCGGGGCAATTGTCGTATTTGATAAAACATGGGCTGGTAAAGCATTTGATTACATTAGTAGAGAAGAATTAGAACAGCGTGGTAAGGCATTTATTGAGCAAATGAAGTGGCTGGCATCGAGAGGTGTTGCATGAAAACGACAGAGCAAATACTGAACCAATATAAAGAGGGTGACAAGATTGATCGCCATATTGTGAGTCGTGATTTAGGCATAGCTCTATCTAGCTCATCGAGAGCATTGTCATACCTGAATGGATTAGGTGCATTAGTACGAGTAGGCAATGAAGATCGCCCTGTACGTTACATTGTGACCAATGAGGCAGAGCACATTTACCAAGCGATAATTGAAGAGCGCAAACTAGGTGAATCGACCTACCTGCAAAAACAAAAGGCCAAAAAGCGCGCATTACCCACAATCAAATGGGTAAAACATGCCACCTCTAATTTTGATCTCATGGGTAAATTGCCAACAGAGCCTTATGACTCATTAGTCAGAACAGTAAGAGGTAATCACTAATGCTAACTAAATATATTCTGTTCGTTGGGTTTTGGTTTGTAGTGACATTGCTAATTGGAGTGTGGGGGACTTATGCCTGAACTTATGCTCACATTGCCATTTCCACCAAGCGTTAACTCGTATTGGCGAAACATTAAGGGGAGAACGCTGATTAGTGAAAAAGGGCGTAAGTTTCGAATTAACACGATCGCCTCTGTCTATGAGCAACTAAAACGAAAACCTAAAGCTATTAAAGAAAATGTCTCTGTCCTAGTTCGTTTATACCCACCAACAAAACAGCGCAGGGATATTGATAACTTTTTAAAGGCCCCATTTGATGCATTAACACATGCGGGTATTTGGGAAGATGATCAGCAGGTAAAGCATATGGATGTGATGTTAATGGAAGTCGTAAAGGGTGGAAAGTTAGAAATCACTATCCGCTCATTTAATAACGTGATGTACGGTCACGAATAAAACGTGGAGAGAAATAGCATGAATGGATTAATTGTTATTGATGGTTTTCAGGTTCGTAGAGATATAGCCGGTCGCTATTGCTTAAATGATTTACATCGAGTGTCAGGTGGCGAAAAACGACACCAACCATCGAACTGGAGTTCATTGGCTCAAACGAAAGAGTTGATTGATGAAATTTCGACCGCTCCTGAGATCACAGGAGCGCCTATTGCCACTGTCGCTGGTGGATATAACCAAGGGACGTATGTTTGCAAAGAATTAGTGTATGCCTATGCAATGTGGATCAGCGCTTCTTTTCATTTAAAAGTGATCCGTACCTTTGATGCTTTAGTGTCACAACAGCACCAGGAGAAACTCAGTGATAAGGTTCAAGCGGGCGTGATACTACTGGAATCGATGTCTAAAAGTTTAAACTTCTCGAATTCATCAAAATTAGGGGCTTATCAAAAGTTACAAGCAATGGCGGGGTTACCTGAGTTAGCCCCTGTTTATGCGATTGATGCGCCAAGTGGATCTATGGATGGCTCCAGTCGTCCTACTGTGGCTTTATCAACACTGATTAAAAAACACAATTTACCCATTTCAGCACAGCAAGCCTATAAGCGATTAGCCGAACTAGGCATTGTTGAACGTCTATCACGCCCAAGCACGAAAACTGCTAGCAAAACGAAAGAGTTTTGGTCTGTTACGGCTAGAGGTTGTCAGTTTGGGAAGAATATGACGAGCCCTAATAATCCTCGTGAAACCCAACCGCATTTCTTTGAGAGTAAAACGGATGAGTTGATCCGTATGGTGATGTTGAATAAACAGGTGAGCGCATGAAGTTACTATTAACGCCGTATATTCAAAAAGAATTGGGGGTTGTGTTGTTGAAACCTGGTGCTGAGTTGCTTGAGCAATTTAGAAACCATCAGCGTGTGATCATCAGTGATGTACCACAGAGTTTAGATGTGTTGCCCTCAGGCGCATTAACCGGTGATGAACAGCCGATTTTAAATAATCAGCACATTGTTCAATTTCTCAATAGCAAAAAGGTGATCCACACCATAGATAAAGTGGCACCAATGGATACGTGGGTCGCTCATCATATTCATTGTTGTCAGATTAATAACGATGCAGATAACTATCATCATCATGAATTGGTGACCACATTTCATGAAGCGGG